AGGCCGATGCCAGGGCCAAGAGTACCGATACCGTAACCGATGACGGACAGGTTGCCGGCGACCTCTGCGAGGGTGATGATATCCATTGTGTTTCCTTTCTAACGTACTTGGCGACGTTATAAATCTTGGGGTTTGGTCGGTCTGCGATTTTCCCAGACCGAGGACCGGAAGCGGCGGGTTAGTCGCCCGTCACTCTTCCGGGAAGCTCAGGTTGATGTACACGGTGGAAAGAATCGCGAAGACGTAGGCTTGCAGGAAGGCGACGAACGCCTCGAAGCAGGTCATGGCGAAACCACCGGCGAACCACAGCGCACCCACCGGGATGCCCTGCAGCTTGTTGACCGCGTCAACCATCCAGAACTGTGCGAACGCCAGGCAGGTGGCGACCATAAGGTGGCCGGAAACCATGTTGGCGAACAGACGGATGGTCAGGGAGGCCGGGCGGATGATCAACAGCTCAAGCAGGTTGATCGGAGCCAGCAGGAAATAGACCGGCCACGGCACACCGGGGGTGAACAGCTCGTGGCGCAGATAGTGGCCGAGGCCCTGCGAGCGGATGGCGGCGATCCAGTACTGGATCAGTGTCCAGACAGCGAACACGAGCGGCATGACCACCGTGGCGTTGGCCGCCATGTTCATACCTGGAATGATGCCGCACAGGTTGAAAATGAAGATCGTGAAGAACAGGGTGGTGATCATCGGCACGTAGCGCTTGCCACGGGCCTCACCCATCACGTCATACACGACCTTGTCGCGCACGAAGTCGAGACCGTACTCGACTACGCCCTGCCAACGGCCGGGGATGAGCTTGGCGCGCTTTGCGGTCACGCCGAGCACCACCAACAGCACGATGGTTGCCACGATACGAATCAAAATAATGCGGTTGATGGCAAACGGAGTTCCCTGGAACAGAATCTCCGGGGGAAGGAAGTCATCAACCGAGGGCAGATGAGCGCCTGCCTCGTCAGCCAACAGCAATCCTGCGCTGAGCGAACCGACCATATCACGCCTCCTGCTTCTTCAATGTCAGGTGTCAGTTTAAACCCACCGGGCAGGCAAATGTGACGTGCTCGTTACTTTCGTCTTTTTTGTCTCCTCGGTGTGGAGTCTGCCGGGCATGGACACGGAGTCTGCGCTGGGCATTCGGCTCCGAATGACTGAAGAGTGATTATTTGCCTGCGTCTAGACAATGTCAATATTATACCGGCGAGTCTCCTGAAATCCCTACTGCTGCAAGGTTTTCCCGGGCGTTTCGCGAACGTTGTGCACTATTAGTCGCATTACGCGGATGTGTGGCATTACGTTCATCAAGCCGTCCACATCGTGGACGAACAACCGTCCACGCTACGAACGCAACCTCCAACAGTAGCTCCCTCTGATGGGCCGAGCCGTGAAGGAGAAGCAAAGGAGCTCCCCGTCGAGGGGAGCTGTCGTCGTAGGCGACTGAGGGGAGATCGTAGGCTCAGCCCTGAATCACCCCATACCCGTCATGCACAAACGGCTTGAAATCATCCTGGCGCGGCCCGCCCGGCTCATGCCGAATCGAACGATCAGTACCGAGCTTCTTCTCAGCCCTGAGCTGCGGCACCTCGGTCAGGTCATACGGCGTGGTCTGGTACACCCAGTTGAGCCAGTTGCGCCACAGCAGATTGGCGTGGGCGCGCCAGGCGAACAACGGTTCCAGCTTCGGATCGTCATGCGGGAAGTAGTTCTTCGGGAAGGGCACGTTGGTCATGCCCTTGGCCATATCGCGCTCGTATTCTTCGGCGAGCGTGTACTTGCCGTACTCCCAATGGCCGAGCGCGAACACTTCGGAGAAGTCACGCGTGGCGATCAGGCCCGGGCCGGACTGCGGCCCCCAAGTCAAGATCTGAAGGTCATGGTTGGCACGTACCTCGTTTTCGTTCACGCCGGCGAGGCGGGAGTGCGGCTGCAGATCAATCTCGTCGAAGCCATTGGTCAGGAAGCAGTATTCGTCCTGCAGGTACTGCGGGAATACGCCGAAAATCTTCTCGGGGTAATCCACCTTGTGGATGCCGTAACGGTAGTACAGTGCGCCCATCGCACCCCAGCACAGGTACATGGTGGAGAACACATGGGTGGAGGCCCAGTCGAGAATCGTCTTGAACTCGTCCCAGTAGTCCACATCTTCGAACGGCATATGCTCTACAGGCGCGCCGGTGACCACAAAACCGTCGTAATAGTTGTCTTTGAACGCATCGAGGTTTTCGTAGAACTTGACGAGATGATCGGCGGAAACGTGCGTTGCCTCATGCGTGGAGGTCTTCATGAAGTCGATTTCGACCTGCAGCGGCGACTTGGAAATCAGACGCAGCAGCTGTGTTTCAGTCTCGATTTTCTTAGGCATCAAGTTCAGGATCACCAGTTTGAGCGGGCGGACGCGCTGACGCTCCGCCTCGGGCTTCTCCAGAGCGAAGATGCGCTCCGAATCGAGGATATCTCTGGCCGGCAGGCCACTGGGGATCTTGATAGGCATGTTCCTATTATGTCAATATTCGGGATAACGGTTCAGGGCATTCCTATAACGGCCATTTATGGCGCGTTATTACCCCGACTCCGACTCCGCCCCAAACCCCTCGCTGCGTGAGCCAATTCACGTTTTAAAACCGCGGGAAGATGACGCGACACGCCGATGTTGACTTTCTGGAATCTGCACCTATTGTAGATAGAGCTGTCTGAGAGACAAGCCGACGCGGGGTGGAGCAGCTCGGTAGCTCGCTGGGCTCATAACCCAGAGGTCCATGGTTCAAATCCATGCCCCGCTACCATTTGACCGCCGTTCCTGGAATTATCCGGGGCGGCGGTTTTTCGCATTTGCAGGACTTTTGCCGCCGTCAAATTAACGTCAGTAAGATCGTTAAGCGTTACGCCGAGGTAATTCGCAACTTTCACCATGTCGTCAAAGGTCCACGGATAGCCAATCTTGAGCATGCGCGAGAACGACTGCGGAAACTTACCGAGAATCGCCGCCACATCCTTCTTGGGGATATGCCGGACAGAAATAATCATGTTGATGTTCGTTATAGCCACATCGCCGGCCGCCATGCTGGCGGTGCTGGGCATTGTTATTGTTGCTGTCATAGGTTCCATATTAAACACAGTTGTTTAACTTTGCAACACGCCGAGAATTGCCAAACATGCACATTGGGCTGTAATACTTAACATGTGAGTTTAGCTAAGAACGTCAGAGTTACAGCAAATGTGCGATGCTTACTCCGGCAAAACCGAGTTACGCAGCGCGACCTTGCTGCCGCTCTCGGTATGCATGAGCAGACCTTTTCCAACAAAATGTGCGGCACGCGACCGTTCACCTTACGCGACTTGACCCGCATTGCTGATTTCTTCGATGTGAGCGTCGATTTCCTTCTTGGTCGTTCCGACTACGCGAAGCCTTTGGAGGTTGCGTAATGTTTGTCGCACAGAAGAAACCAAATGGGTGGACGCTGTTCTTCGCGTTCGGCGAGATTGCCTGTGGACTGTGGGCATTTGTAGCCGGCTTGCTGGCCTCGGAGACATGGCAAATTCTTTTTGGTCTTGCCATGGTATCGGTCGCCCAGCAGACCGCCGCATCCTACTTTTTCAGGCTTGGACTATTCGAAAATTACCGGCTTTTCCTTAACCCTGGGTTATCTGGAGAACAAGCTGAGCGGCCGAAAGAATGTTCGGCAAAGCGAGACCGAGGAACGCTTGCATGAACGGGCCGGCCTTTTCTTCCTTGAATTTTTGCCATCGGGATTTATCCCGTGTCTGCGTTTCCGCCATGAAAACCGCCGCAAAGAGACGATTCAGAGCATCGGCCAAAACGAAGTCACCAGTCATCTCGTATTTATCCAATACCGACTGGATTTCGACAACGAGCGAGGCAACGTATTCCCTGAGTTCCAACGGCAAGGTGCGGTCGTTTTTGACAGTCTCCGCGAACTCTTGCGCAAACGTTCTGGCGGATTCTCGTTGTGTTTCCGAGAACGTTGATACGGAGAATGGATTCGTCTTGCGCATTTGGGCTAAGGCTATTTGCGCGCCAAGCGACAGCACTTGCTGGTCCGCGATGCCGCCTGCATTGAAATTGTTGTTCTGCACGCGCAGGAATGACCGGAATATCTTTTCCCATATTTCCGGGAACGCCCGACGAATCATGGGCATGGCGCTGTCCCCGCCGGCTTCAAGCATTGCGGCTTGGCGCTCAATTTCCGCCATGGCTGCCGATGAATCACGCGCCGTGAACGTCTGCCCATTATCTCGTTCTGCTGCTTCGAATAGTTGCAGCAGGTATTGCGCAGGATTGTTCATTGATTCTTCCTTCCTCTTCCTTCTTCGGCTTGTTTGTGTGGTGCTTTCAAGCTTAAGGCGGGGGAAGGAACCTAAACGTAAACCCTCTGCTTGCAAAGCAGATGCACCGATGGAGGTGGGGCGATGAGTCAGGAGTTGCAGATTGTTGTGGCCGATTCCAGCGACGGCAGGGGTTGCTTGGCTGATTTCCCGGATTATTTCGGTCCGGGTGTCGGTCTGAGCATGCGGGTTTCCCGCGCCGACCTTCTGGCTTGGCGGAAAGTGATCGATGAGGCTTTGGAAAGGGCTGACAATGTCGGTGTTTGACCCGGAATCGAGCAGCAACCGTTTCAATGCGGAGTTTAGGCTGACCGGTGATGCGGGGAGTCCGTATGAGTTCGGTATTCGTTTCAGTGTGGATGGTGATTATTTCGCGGTTGGTGGCATGTCGATGGGTGACATGGTGCGTATCAACCGCGAGTTCGCCAGGGTTATCAGGGAGGCGAAGCATGCACGGGTTGTATAAATGCGTTCTCACGTTCTGTGCGGTGTTCGTGGGTTTGATTCTGGCCGTCATGGGTCTGTGGGCATTGGTCGGCGTCACCTGCCTGTGTGCGGGCATGGTGCTGGCCGACGTGCCGGAGCGCGTGTCCACCCGTCTGAATCGAGGCGATCGTGAGGGTGCTTAGGAAGTGCTGCCAGGCGTTGGTGCTGGTCGTGGCGTCGCCGTTGCTGTTGGTTGGCTTCGGGGTGTGTCTCGCGGCCGTGAATCTTGGCGACTGGCTGAAGGAGGAATGATGCCGAACGGTGAGCTGGGTTATGTGTTCAAGAGCGCGGTGACCGCGAACGGGTGTCTGATGCTGTGCATCACGCCGCACGCGCGGCGTCGCGACTTCCACAGCAAGGTGTACGTGCTCACGGCCGACGAGGTGCGCGCGTTGATCGAGGCGCTGGCTGTATTGCCGGACGGGCCCGAGTAGTTCTAGGTATCTTTAGACGCCTCTAGGCGTTCGTATGCGTGCCCGACGCTATCGGGTCACTGAGAATGGAATGGCTGTGATGGCGCGTATGGCTACGCCTAGCCCTACCTATGCCCGCTGTGGTGGCGGGGAGGCCGGCCGCATTGCAACTGCGGTACTTGTGAGACTAAGAGGTTGCCACCGACCCTATCCAGCCGCTGGTAAAGGCGGAATCGGGCAGCATCACCACACGCTTGTGTGGGGCTGGATTTGGGGACCATTCCCGGCAGGCTTCGGCCTGCTCTTGCAATCGACGGCCGACCGACCGAAAGCGAGACCCACTTGAGGATTCTCGGCCGAGATTTCGCGTTGCGCGTCTCGGCCGAGAATCTTCGGGTCTTGACCTCTCCAGCCTCACTCCCAAAAGGGACATGAGAAACCAACGTAAGGGGATTACGGATTATGAGCAGAGCAACGTTCGAGATGAATCTGAAGGACGCGGGTATCCGACTGCTTCCGAAGCTCAACGAGTTCATCCAGTCGAGGAAGACCACGGAATCGTTTCTGGTGACCATCGAGCAGATCGCGCGTTGGGCCGGATTGACCAGGCGTAACGGGCGCATCGACGACAACCAGGCGTTCCATATGATGCAGTTGGCGCAATGCCCCGTCTCGAAGACCCGCAAGTACGGGATGCGCTGCTGGGATGCGCGCGAGGCCATGCAGGCGTTGGCCCGGTGGACCGGCTCGTGGGCTTGGGTGGTGGACTGATGGCACGCACGAAACCGAGCCTTGCCGAGGCGTTGAGCCCGTGGAGCGCTCCGCATGATGCGGCCGACCTGTTGGAGGGCTTCCGGCTCTCCATCGTTGCGTTGGCCGAGGAACAGCACACCGGGTTGCCGGATTCGATGCGCGTACTGAACGCCCTGCGTCTGTGCAAGGGCACCGAACTGGCCGCGTTGGGAGGCGACTGGCCGGCAATGGGAGTGCGGCGCGTCGGCGGCGCGTGGACGCTGGACGCACGCCAGTTCGACCTGTGGGCGCAGGGGCAGATATCGGTGTTCCGGCGCAAGGCCGCGCAGTCTGGCCAGACGGCCCCATCGCAGGCATCGATGCAATCGAAGTTGAATCTGTTCTAGGGGGTTGGATGAATCCGAGGGCGAAGCTCACCGTCAGCCAGGCCGCAAGGTACCTGCATGTGTCGCGGCGCACGATGCAGCGAATGCGGGACCAGGGCACGGGGCCGGCGTACTTCCGAAGCGGCGAGGCCCCTAACAGCCCGATTCTGTACGAGCTGGCCGACCTTGACATGTGGCTCGCCGCACGGAAGGAGAGATGACCATGGGCAGAAGGCAGGTCATCGACCCGCGCGTGCGCGCCGAGGTCATCGCCACATACGGCAACACCTGTTGGCTGGGATTGCCGGGATGCACCGTGGTGGGCGAGGAGGACGACCACATCGTGCCCCACTCGCACGGGGGCAAAGCGACCGTGGCCAACATCCGCCGAGCCTGCAAGCACTGCAACGCCAGCCGCCAGGACCGCGTGCTGTACGGTTACGGCGCACGCCTGCACATGATCGTGTGCCCACCGGGTTGCGACGCAGTGGCGTTGGACTACATCACCGAACACTCGCGCAGTGTCGACCCTGTGGTGGCGTACTCGTATCTGGCCGACGCTATGGGCGTGGCCGCGCACGAGTCGCGCGCCGAGCGCGTGGCCGTGGGCATGGCGTGGAGCGCCGCGTACCGCAGCTTCACCACATGCGCGGAACCGTTGGACGTGTGGTGCGTGCGCTCGTTCCCGTCCAGCCGCCGGCACCCGCGGATGCTGGACGAGTGGCTGGCACTGGACTACGACATACACGTGATGGATATGGACTACGCCGAGGCATGGGACCATGCGGTCACCGAGGACGAGCGCGTGCTGGTGCGTCGATGGTACTCGCTGCATCTCTCGCAGGCGCTGGTGGATGCAAGGCAGGCCGCCCGGCGGGCCCGTCTCACGGCCTTGGGCCTTCGCTCCGACGCAGCCAGCGTCGCATCGCGGCCTGAGTGGTGAACGCGGGTTTTTAAACTCGCCGGCCTCGACCAAGACCCCGCGCCCAGTTTTTTCTCCCCCCAACCCAAGAATAAAAAAGCCGGAAAACGTTGGAATATCAACGTTTTCCGGGTATCGCTCTTCAAAAACACAAGATACACCTTTTCTATGATTGGAGCAAACCACGCATGATGCTCGACGGATTCGACGAGGACACCGGCCGGAACATCGGCCCGCAGGAGCAGGCCACGCGCCGCATCGTCAAGGACTTGGAGGACTCGCACCCGGAATACGACCCCATCCGCGATGGTCTTTGCCAGGCCATGCTCTCCCTCGCGGCCAACATCGACAGCCAGAACCGGGCGGGCCGTGAAATCAGCCGCAACATGGCGCAGTACATCGACGCCCTGTGGAAGATTCGCGACATGTATCCCGCCGAGGTCGTCGCGGACGACGACGTGGAGGCCGCATGGTCGGGAGGTGCCGGCGATGCTGATTAGGGGCGGCACCCGGCGCGACGAGACGCGCAGGACGTTGGGGCCGCGATTGGCGGGCATCGCGGCCATGATGGGCACGCCGCTGATCCCGTGGCAACGCTACGTGGCCGACGTGGCCTGCGAGCTCGACGAAGACACCGGCACCTTCCATTACGACACCATCGTGATCAGCACGCCGCGCCAGTGCGGCAAGAGCGCGCTGGTGGACTCGTCGGACACGTTCAACGCATCACTTGGCCGCCGCCGGCGCATTGCCTACGCGGCGCAGACCGGCAAGGACGCCGAGGACCATTTCAAGGAGTACGCCGAACTGATGCAGGGCACGCGCCTGATGCAGAAGGTCCGTAAGTTCCGGTTCTCCAACGGCGGCATGAGCGTGAGCTTCACGAACGGCAGCACGATAAGCCCTATGGCCATGACCAAGATAGCCGGCCACGGCAAGCAGATGGACAAGGTCACCATCGACGAGGCGTTCTCGCTGACGAAAGAGTCCGGGGACACCATCATGGACGCCATCATCCCGACCATGAACACTCGTCTGATGCGCACAGGGGTGGCCGCGCAACGGTGGATAACCTCGACCGAGGGCAACGCCGACAGCACCTATTTCAACCCGCTGCTGGACGGTTTGCGCGCCGGGGACGTGCCCGAACGCACCTGCTGGTTCGATTTCGGGATACCCGAGGACGCCGACCCCGAGGACCTGGACGTGGTCATGCGCTACCATCCCGCCGCCGGCTACCTGTGGTACAAGCCCCAGTTGCGCGACTTCCGCGAGGGGTTCGGCGACAACGTGGCCGGTTGGGCGCGCGCGTTCGGCAACAGGCGCGACACCGGCGTTTCCGACAGGGTGATAGCGGCCGACCTATGGGAGACCACCGCCGTCGCGCCGATCAAGCCCGCCGAGCTCGACGGCCGGCCCATCGTGTTCGCGGCCGCCGTGGACGTGGACGCCACCAACACCAGCGTGAGCGTCGGCATCGTCAACCAGGACGGCACCGTCACCACCCAACTGCTCAAGGTGCTGGCCGGCACCGGCAACGCCCCCGACGAGATAACCCGTTTGTGCACCGACTACGCGGCACCGCTCGTGATGGACACGCGCGGCCCCAACGCCGACCTGCGCGACCGGCTCGCATCGCTCACCGACAGCTACGGCGACCCGCTCGTGAGGTTCGTGGAACTCTCCGCCGCCGACTACCTCGCGGTCGGCCAGGCCTACGTTTCCGGCTTGCAGAACCACACCGTGACCCACGCGCTCGACACGGAACTGGACATGAGCGTGGCCAAAAGCGCGCGCACGTGGAGCGGCGACGCATGGCGCATCACCCGCCGTGGCTCCACCGGCCTCACGTCGCCGCTCGAAAGCTGCATGTTGGCCGCATGGGGAGCGACCCACCAGCCCGAGGAGACCACGCCGTTCATAGTCTGATGGCGCTGCTTGGCTTCGCTTGGCTTCGCTTGGCTTCGCTTGGCTTCACGGTGCTGGACGGCCCGCCGCCTTCGGCCCCATTCTTGTGGGCATGAACGAACGACTTGGATTCTGGCGCAGGCTCAAGCTCGCGGGCGGCATCGTCACCCGTGGCGCGGCCGCGCTCGACGACGTGCCCGACGGCATCCTGCCCCCGGCCCGCCGCGCGGAATGCGACCCGCTCACCCTGTCCACCGTGTTCCGTGGCGTGCAGGTGCTGCAGACAGCCATCACCGGCCTGCCGATCAACGAGACCCGCAACGGCATCAAGCTCGATACCGTCAGCGCGCTCGTCCAGCGCCCCGACATCAACCGTTCACGCCGTGACTTCCTCGCCGACATAGTGGCCTCGATGGTCCTCGACGGCAACGCCTTCATCCGCCTGGTGAGATACGGCGGCGAGATCGTGACCTGCGAGGTGCTGCCCCCGCAGCTCGTGACCGTCAGCGACGACGGCCACGACCCCGCGAGCCCGCGCCTGCGCTACGGCTATCTCGGCCGCGACTACACGCCCGACGACATCGTGCACTGCAAGTTCCTCAACGTGCCCGGACGGCTCAGGGGCTTGGGACCCATCGGCGCGGCCCGCGAAGAGGTCGAGTCCGCGCAGATGGCCCGCGACTACAAGGCCAAGTTCTACACCGATTCCAGCAACATCAAGGGCTATGTGACCACCGAGCAGAAGGTCAGCCTTCCCACGTTGAAGGCGTTGAAGGACGACTGGGGCAAGGACGGCCAGGCCGGCCAGGTGCGTTTCGTCTCCGATGGCCTGAAATACGTGCCCTTGGACCTCAAGCCCGCCGATTTGCAGTTTCTGGAGACCCAGAAGTTCGACACGACCCAGATCGCGCGGTTGTTGGGCATTCCCGCGTCCATCATGCTCGCGGCCGTCGATGGCAGCAACCTGACCTATCAGAACATCGAACAAAGCTGGATCGAGTTCGCGGACTACACGCTGGCCGCCTACGCGGGCGAGATCGAGGAACTGTTCAACCGTCTTCTGCCGCGCGGCCGCGAGGCGCGGTTCGACTGGGATTCGAGCGGCCGCACGAACACCAGCGAACGGTACGCGGCCTACGCCAGCGCTTTGGAACACCAGTGGATGACCGTGGACGAGGTGCGCGCCGACCGGGGACTGCCCCCGTTGGCATCCACGCCGGAACCAGTGAAGGAGAACCAGCAATGAACGACAGACTGATGGAACGGCGCACGCTCGACGTGCGCGGCATCCAGGTAAGGGACGCGGAAGACGGGGACGGCAGCATCCTGACCGGCATCGCCGTGCCGTTCAACACCAGGTACGCCCTATGGGGCGACTACGCCGAGGTGTTCGACCCGGACACCGACTTCGGCTCGCGCGACAGCGTGAAAATCAGCCGGCAGCACGGCGAGCTCATCGGCCGCGTCACCAGCATGGACGCCGAGGCGGACGGCCTGCACATCACCGCGAAGCTCGCCGGCACCCAGGCCGCGCGCGAGGCCATCCAACTCGTGCGCGAAGGCGTCTACGACGGGTTCAGCGTCGGCTTCATCCCCGTGGACAACCGCAACGTGGCCGCCGACGACGGCGTCACCGAGGTGCATCGACGCAAGGTCGATCTGTTCGAGGTGGCCGTCACCGGCATCCCCGCGTATCCGAACGCGGTCATCACCGGCCAGCGCGAACAAGCCCACGAAAACATGTCCGAAACCGGAAACAACCAAACCGACAACCAGAAGGAGAACCACATGGACGAGGAACTGCGCGCCATGCTCGACGGCATCCAGGAGGAACAGCGTGGCATGAAGGCCGCGCTGGCCAAGGGCACGGCACCCGAACGCAAGACGATGGGCGGCGAATACCGCAACGCGGGCGAATACCTGCGCGCCCTCGTGGACGGCGACGAAGCGGCCGTGAACCTGTACCGCGAAGGCCGCGACCTGATCGTGACCGGCAACACCGGCAACACCAGCACCTGGATCGCGGACGACCTGCGACTGATCGAACAGCGCCGCAAGGTCATGGGCATCCTCACCCACGACAGCCTGCCCTCCACCGGCATGAGCATGGAATACAACGTCGTGGAGACCGACACCACCAACGTCACGGCGCAGGCCAAGGAAGGCGACACGCTCGCGTTCGGCAAGGTGTCGTTCGGCACGAAGGTGACCACCGTGGGCACCTACGGCGGCTACACCACCCTGTCGCGCCAGACCATCGAACGCTCGACCACGCCCATGCTCAACACCGCGCTGAAGGCCCTGCGCAACGCCTACGCGAAAGCCACCGAGAACAAGGTCCGCCAGTTCCTCTACGACACCATCGCCACCCAGCGCGACGCGGCCACCGACCCCAACAAACTCGACGCGCCCGCCGCATTGAACGCCATGACCATCGACCAGTGGGCCGGCCTCATCATCGACGCCGCCGAACTCGCCGACGACCGCAACGTCAACCTGACCCGCCTCGGCGTCAGCAAGGACGTGATGAAGGCGCTCGTGGCCCTCAAGGACTCCGGCAGCCGCTTCTTCGACCTGAGCGGCGACGGCAGCGACACGCTGGGCGACTTCGACCTGACCGGCATCGCCGGCCGCTTCCTGCGCCTGCCCGTGCAGATGCTGCCCGCCGCGCCGGCCGGCACCGCCTGCTTCATCGACCCCGAGGCCGTGACCGTCTGGGAATCCGGCGGCCCCACCCAACTGTCCGCCACCGACCCGACCAAGCTCACCGACAGCTACAGCGTGTACGGCTACCTCGCCGTCGCCGCCACCCTGCCCACGGGCCTGATCCCCATCAAGTTCGCGGCCTGACCATGACGGACGAGACAAGCGAACTCGTGGCCCTGCTGCGCGACGAGGTGAACATGCCCGCCGGCGACAACGAACGCCTGACCGCGAAGATACGGACCGCGACCACCTACGTGGACGCCGCCATCGCCGGCCAGACATGCCCCGCCGACGTGCGCCGCGACTGCATCGTGTCGTGCGCCGCCGACCTCTACAACTCGCGTGACGCGCGGTTCGGCGTGATGAACGTCGCCGATTCGACGCTCGAACCGTTCCGCGTGTCCACCGACCCGCTGCGCAGCGTGTACCCCAAACTCAACGCCGTGGGCGTCATGGCCGGCAGTCTGGCGGTGGCATGATGAGCAGCCTCGTCATCCAGGAACGCGACGCGCTCACCCGCCTGCTCGAAGACTGCCTGGGCGACCTCGTGCAGATCGTCACGGCAGACGAGCAGAAGGCCCGCCCCCTGCCGAACAAGGTGGCCGTCTTCATCGAACCGCCCGAACTCACCTACAAGAAATGGGGCAACGAGCCCGACATCACGTGGAGGCTCGACATAATCGCCGGCACCATGGCCACTCAGGCCCCCGCGTTGGAACTCGTCATGCGGGCCATCGGCCTCATGGCCGAACACGAGCTCAACATCCAGGCGGCACGGCCCGTGACCCTCAGCCTCTCCGGCGCGGGGGACCTCGCCGCCTACCAGCTCACACTCAACCCATTGGAAATCATCTGAAAGGAACCATCATGGCAAGCAAGGTGCGCACACTCGGCCCCGGCTCGTTCAACATCACCGACGAGAAGAACGGCCGCGACTTCAGCGCCGACCTGACCAAGGCGCAGCTCAACCCCAGCAATTCCAGCGACGACCCCACCACCTATCTGGACGGATCGCAGGAGGCCAACACATCCACCACATGGACGATGGAAGGCACCATCGGCGACGACTTCAGCGCCGAGGGCCTGAGCGTGTGGTGCTTCGACCACGCTAACGAGACCCTGCCGTTCGAGTTCGTACCCAACAAGACCGGGGCCATCAAATGGACCGGCGACGTGACCGTGACCCCCGTGGCCGTCGGCGGCGACGTGAAATCGAAGAACACCAACGACTTCAGCTTCCCCGTCACGAACCTCAAGCACACCACCTACACGGCCCCGGCCAGCGCATGAACACCGGCAAGGCCCTTATGGTCGTCGGCCAGAAACGGTTCGTACAGACCATGCGCAAGGCCGGCGCCGACCTGGACGAACTCAAGGGCGTGAACCGCGAAGCGGCCGAAATCGCCCTCCCCGCCGTGCAGGCCCTCGCCCCCGTCGGCAAGACCGGCAGACTCTCGAAATCACTGCGCGCCGGCGCGACCAAAAAGGCCGGCGTGATCCGCGCGGGCCGCAAGGCCGTGCCCTACGCCGGCCCCGTCAACTACGGGTGGCCCGGCCACCACATCAAACCACGCCTGTACGTGAACAACGGCGTGGCCCGAAGCGAAAACGCCTGGATGAAACCATACGAGGCGTTCGTGGAGAAAACCATGAAACAAGTCAAAGGAGCATAAGCCATGTTGAAGAAGACCGCGACCATCTGCTATCAGGACGGCCACGAGGACACCGTGATCCTCACCGCCCGCGCCCAATGCCAGGCCGAGGAACACGCCCAGACCAACGGGTGGGGGCCCGTGGAGAACTGCAAAATCCGGTTCGTCTACTACTTCGCCTACACCGCCGCACGCCAGCAGGGCAAGACCAAACTCCCCTACGAACAGTGGCTTGACAGCATCATCGACGTGGTGATCAACACGCCCGACGACACGGAGGACGCGCAGCTGGACCCTACGAACTAGCCGCGTGGCCCGACGATTCGCTCGGCCGACTCAGCTTCATCCTCGCCCGCCGCTTCGGCGGCACCCCGTGGCAATGGAGGAACGAGGCCAGCGAACTCGACTGGGGCACCGGCATACGCCTGCTGACAGAGGAAATGGAACGAGCCGAAAAGGAGGTGGACAATGGCGGGGCATAGCGCCATCATGTCCGTGCGCATCACGGGCAACGCGAACGACGCCGTGAAGGCGTTCGAGAAGGCGACCGGCAAGGCCGCCGCGTTCGGCAGCTTCATGGGCGGCGCGGCATTGAAGGGCGTGACCGCCCTGTGGGACACGCTCCGGAACTTCAGCGGCGCGGTCGTAGAGATGAGCGACTCGACCGACAAGTTCAAGAACACCATGAGCTTCGCAGGCCTCGACACCAGCGCCGTGGAGGCCGCCACCAAGGCCACCCGCAAATACGCGGACGACACCGTGTACGACCTCACCACGATCCAGAACACCACCGCCCAGCTCGCCGCAAACGGCATCGGCAACTACACCGAACTGACCGAAGCCGCCGGCAACCTCAACGCCGTGGCCGGCGGCAACTCCGACACATTCAAAAGCGTCGCCATGATGCTCACCCAGACCGCCGGAGCCGGAAAGCTGACGACGGAGAACTGGAACCAGCTGGCCGACGCCATCCCCGGCGCTTCGGGCAAGCTCCAGGAGGCCATGCTCGCCAACGGCGCGTACACCGGCAACTTCAGGGACGCGATGGCCAAGGGCGAAATCACCGCCGACGAGTTCAACCAGGCGCTGATCCAGCTCGGCATGAGCGACGTGGCCAAGGAGGCCGCCACCAGCACCAAGACCATCGAAGGCGCGATGGGCAACCTCGAAGCGTCCGTGGTCGGCGGCCTCACCGACGCCTTCGACCTCGTGAAACCGGCCGTGACCTCCGCCATGGGCGTCGCCGCCGAGAAGATCACGGCGTTCAGCGGCAAGGCCACAACCGGCCTGAAAGGCGTGATGACCCTCGTCAGGGACGGCAACTTCAGCGCGGAACTGCGCGAGGCGTTCAACATCGAGGAAGACAGCCCGATAACCGACTTCCTGCTCACCGTGCGCGACACCGCCGCCAACACGTTCGACACCGCG